CTATACGTAACCGATCTAGTATTAACATTAGAAGCAGCTGTTGGATAGAACCAAGTAATCTCACCAAACAAGTTATTAATACCACAATAAATAAATTGATTAGATGTTGTATTTAAATTATCATAAACAAAATCTTCAACTAAACAATCCATTGATTCTAGTTTTCCTGTGTATCTAAAAAATCCATTGTCTGACATCCAATAAGCAGCACCATCTACTTCTACTGCTGCATTTTTACCAATCAATCCACAGTTAGTTCCAACTTGTTCGTAAGCAAATGTAAAAGGAGTTCCAACAAATCTCATAGTAAATAAAGAAGTATCACTCCAAATATAAATAGCGTTTCTTCCAAGCGTTGCACCAATGATCCGTGATCCAGAAGCCAGTCTTTGTGTACCAGCACTATTGATTGCTGTAGGTGTGTAGTCATTAATATTTTCTTGAGAAGAGAATCTGATAAACATATCATCTTGTGTTGTTTTATCTCCAATCGTAGTTTCTGTTCCAAAAAATACTAAGTGTCTATCAGGAGTTGATACTAACATATCACGTGATGCTGTCGGTGCTCCTGTAATAATTGTAGCTCGGGTTGCTGTAGCATTTGTTAAATCAGAATTCCATTCAAAACATTCACCATTAAAAATTAAAGCTATTAAAGTACTTCCTAAATTATCCAAGGACCATAGACCAGGTTCAGCTACAGTATCCGTATCAGCTGATGATTGACCCCAACCAGAAAAACTACTGTGATTGGTAACGGTAGCTCCTGTGTTGTGAAGAGCATTAGCTGTGCCTCTAACATTTCTAGTTATTCCTGTTAAAGTATTTGTTGCTGTGTTAACTCCTGTATAAGAAATCTCTTCCGTACCTACTTGTATAAAATTAGTTCCCGTTGTTGGAAAATTTAATACAGATGTTAAAACAATACTAGTTCCCGTCCCACCTGTCCCGGCTGAGTTAGCAGATAACGCTCCATTAAGTGTAGTTGTTTGAGGAGCACTTACTGTTCCACCAAATTGAGATATACCCCATCCAAAAACACCAACCTGTTCTGCGGGACCTACGTGATAGTATTGAAAAAATTTAATTCCGCCAGAAGTAGTAGCACCAGATCCACTTTCATTACCAGGCATTGTAATAGTAATTGAATTATTACTAGGCACACTTGTTACCATAAATTTTTTATCTGCAAAATCTGTTGCATCAAAATTAGAATTAGTTATTGCAGAAAAAGTTGAAACGTCTCCAAATAATATAATGTCACCTGCTTGAAAAGAAATTGTTGTTGAAAATGTAATAGTCACGGTCGGTGATCCATTAGTTGTGCTAAATGCACTGGTAATAGCTGTGCCTAAAGGATTAACTAAAGGATGTATGTCGTAGTATACTTCCCCTGAGTAAGCGTATAAAATTCTATTGGTTCCAATAACAGCATATTTAATACCTTCTTTATTGACCATGTGATGTAAACCTCGAGCTGCACCAGTTAATTTACTATCGCCTAATTGATTCCAACCACCTATCTTTTCTGGTGTGCCGTATCTAAAACGTACATTCTCACCGCCTGTCCATTGCGACTCGGCTCCGGTAGATGTAACTTGTTTATTGAATCCTGGTAAAAATCCTAATTTTTGTAGCATATAAAAACCTGTTTATTAGGTAGTATATCAGATTGATATGTAATTCAATAGATTTAAAATGCCCAACTAACAAACGAATATCTAGTGCCTTTAGTACATTCTGTTACTCCATGGGGAAACATAAAATTAGAAGGAAACAATAATATGTCTCCTGTTGTTAAAGATATTATTTTATCTCTGCAATAAAATTCTGCTCCTTCATAGTCTTCGTTTAAATTTGCTACAATAGATACAATAGGAATGCCCTTAATTGTTCCATCAAAAAGATCATGTATATGATCATAATGTCCTCTCATCATAGTACCCACTTCGTACTTATTAAAACGAACAGGAGTAATTTTACTAAGCCATATTGGTTTTTCTACATCACCGCCCCAAGTACATTTTTTTTGATATTCTTTTAATGCTTCTACAATAAAAGGTTTTACTTTAACTTCTTGTTCTTTCGAACTTGACATAACCTCTAATTCTTTTATAGGTTCAGAAGTAAATTCACCAGTGGTATAATTATTCCATTGATGTTTGTCCCATTTTCTATTGTTACATTCCTCAAGTAAGGATTGACATGTTTCTTTAGGAATATTATTTTTAATTATTATATAATCTTCTATTTGATTCACTGGTTGCCTTGGCCATTATCAAAACTAAAATTTGAAGCTAGCGATATACGTTCAACATTTGATTTAAACGTAGCAACCATATGTACTAACATAGAGGGAAATATAAAAAAATCCCCAGTCTTAGGTTTAAAAACATTACTACCAATAAAACCAGGAAAAGGTGTTTGATTAACAAAGGTTATAGCTCCTGGTCCTGAACCTCGGCCTTGCCATTGTTTTTGTTCTTCTAATAATTTATCTGGTACATCTAAATACATAACACTAGATAGATCACAAGTAGGGTGTACGTGTGGTGGATTACTCTCACCTTTTTTCATATAGTTTACCCACGAATTATTAATAATTAATTGTGGACAATCGGCACCATAATATTTTTTAGAAGCTTGTTGAAAGGCCACTAAATATTTATCTATAATTTTTACTAGTTTTATTTTATCCACTGTGTATTCATCATCAATTACACCAGCTAAACTTTTAACGTATAAATTTGATTTTTTTTTGTTACAAAGTTTTTTAATATTAACAATATCTTTTTCTTGTAATGTGGTTTTAAACAACAACGGGCCCCAAAAATAATAATTATATTCTATGTTCATTTTAAAATTAACCCAGTTGCGGAATTCATAAGACCTACTGTACCTTTAATAAATGTATTAAAAGATAAACTAATTCTAATTTTATCTCCTTCGTTGGGAGGCACACAATGAGGTAATGAAGATGGAAATAATATTACATCATTTGTCTTAACGGGAATTGTCCATTGAACAGAATTAAATACATTGTATTCTTTAGTTTCAGGTCGAATCATTTTATAATCATGATTAACAAAAGAAATTTTATCTAAAGTTTCATGACATTGAATATACACCACACCCGATACGTAAGAGTTTGGGTGATTGTGTTCATGATGAAATTTACCGGGTTCAGAATAATTAAGCCATGATTGAGTAATATATGGAACTATATCATTAGCAGGGCATATTATTTTATCAAAATAATCTTGTAGTATTAATTCTAATTCTTTTTTTAAATTTTTAAATTGTTTTTGATCAAGTACATGTTTATTTTCAGATCCAAAATTTCTTTTAGCAAGAAGTGTGCTTTTTGGATTTAGTCCTATTTTTGCTCTACTATCTTTGTCGTGATTAATAATAAAATCTAATTCTTTTTGAGAAAATTTTTTTCTTAGTTTAGTAATATAAACAGGGGTTTGAAATATTCCTGTAGTATTGGACTCAATATCTTTCATTTATATTATTATACTTTCTAATATTTAATATATCAACCTATATCTGCAATAATTCTATCTAAAACTTCTTGATTAAATTCTAAACCCCATTCTTGACGATATGTCATATCATATCCTTCTGGTACAGAACTTAGTAACTCTACATGATCTTCTTCAGGAGTATATACTTCATCAGAAATAAATAAATAAGAACTACAATCTGGAGCTTGTGCTACTGATACAATTGATCTTTCTTTTTTATTGTTTTCGGGACCTAAAAAAGCTTCCCAGTTACTTGCTTCTAATTTATATAGTTTCTTCATCTTCAACTCCCTTAAGTTCTATTTTTAATGTTGGATTAATATTGCTGGTAAGTATTTTTGATTCCTTAGGTATCATTCCTACTGCTTTTAATGCATTCCAAGTTTGAGGATTTCTCATAGCAGTTCTTATTTTTGTTGGAGAAGGTCTACCATTTGCAATCATTTCAGCTTGTATTTCTTTACCAAGAGCAACAGTAAATTCATTTGTAGCATTTAGCTCATACATCTGTTCATCTGTATACCCTTTAATTCTTGTAGGTTCTGCAAGAACACGAAGTTCTTTTATTAATTTTTTTAAAATTTTAATTTCTTGATTATTAAGATCATAGGCTTCTTTTTGAATTATATGAGCGGATTTGTTTTCTATAACTTCAGCTTTAAGTTCTAAAATTTCATGCTCTAATCCTTTACCCCCATTTTGTAAATGTTTTAATTTAGCATACAGCGCTTCTTTTCTTAACATCCCTGCTTCTTCAAGCATTCCAGCTTGTATTCTTCCTTCTAAAAACCCTTGTAATGTTTTAATCTTTTCCCAAGGAGTTTCACCTATTACTTGGTAACGATAATTAAATTCTGTGTTAAATTTTGATGGCATAATTTTTAAGTTCCTATCCCTGCCGCAGCTATAGAAGTTCTAGCTGTTCCGACACCTGTTACATCTGAACTTACAACTCCAGAAGTATTTACTAAATTTGTTACAGAGGTTTCTGCACTCGGAGCACCATACCCAAATATTCCTTTATCTCCACCATAGCCACACGCTCCTGCGCCAGTTCTAGCAGTTCCGGCACCTGATGTATCCGTTGCGACTACACCACTAATATTTACTTTATTAGATATATTATAATAGGGAGCGGGGGCAACTCCTGTTCCATAAGCTGCAACACCTAAACCCACATTATATCTACAACCTGCACCTCCACCTCTAGCAGTTCCGACACCGGTAACATCCGATGCGACAACTCCTTCAGTACTAATTATATTAGACATATTTTGCGCAGCTGGTGTGTTACCATAAACAACAAGTGAATTAGAATTTTCTTCACCAAATGGAACTATCATACTTCCTGTTCTTCCTGTTACACCTGACGCTTTTGCAGTATCAGCAGCTACAACTCCAGCATCATTAATTAAATTAGTTATCCCAAGATAGCCGCTAGGATTATAACCTCCAAAAGCTATTGCTTTATCTCCACCATAACCTCCACATGTTGTGTATCTTGCTGTTACACCACTTACCGCAGCAGTATCGGTAGCTACAACACCTGCATTTGAAACTAAATTAGTTATTGCAGTGAAATCACTAGATTCTCCAAAAGCAAATATTCCTTTATCAAAACCAAACGTAGCTGCCGCATTAAATCCCATTCCTCTACCTGTACCAACGCCTGTTACGTCAGTCCCAACTACACCACTACTATTAACTAAATTACTTGTTGAAACTTTACCAACCCCAGATATTGTACCAAAAGCAAATATTCCTATTTGTGTTGGGGAATAACCTGCTACACCACCTCCAGCACCAAATCCTAAAACTTGATAGCCAAAAGATTTACCTTTTCTGGTTTGTATATTTGATGTGTTCTTACTTGATGTAAGTTTATTTTTTATGTCTCTCATATCTAAATTCCTTATGCGTCGTTAGCTGCATCAGTAGTAAAGAATATTTTAACACCTAGTACTCTTGCATCGGCACTAAAAGTATCTCCACCTGCGTTTGCATCTCTAAATAATTGAAAGTAAGTTTGTTGGTCAACTGCAGGAGAACCTGCGATTGTTACAGCACTACTTACAGCAGTAACTTGTTGATCTTCAACTGTTCCAATACCTGCATCTGTAATATTTATTGCAGTTCCGTAAGCAACATCAATAGTATCACCATCGCCAACTGCTACACCTTGTAATCCAAAAATACAGTTACCTGTATTTGTAGAAGCTGGTGTCCAGAATACTTGATAAGTAACTGTACCTTCATTCCATGATTTAGGAAAAGCTACTGAAAATTGTGCAAATTCATCTGTACCTGCATCAAAATCTAATACTTTCATATCAGGTCTTAGTGCTGTTGTTTCAACTTGTGCAGCTTCTGCTGGATTAGTTGTTGTTACATACATTGCTGAAGATGGAACCCACATAGTTTCTAGTCCTGCAATCTTAACTGCACCAGATCCTGATTTAAAAACCCCTGTTCCTTTAGGATTAATATTTATACCAACATTAGTTTCACCTGT